ATATTTCGGAACGAGTTGCCAGTCTCTTTTTTCCTTGTGTGACAGAATCTTTATCTGTGACAAGAAAATAGGTGCTGGTGTTTCTATTTGTTCTTTCCGAACGACTTTAACCAGTTCCCAATCCTCAAGTAGTTTGACAATAGCGTTACGGCGAGATAAGTCGTTTTCGGTAATGTCGGTTGGTTTGCCATCAAGTGCAAAAAGTTCCTTGAAATGAACCACATAATATTGTCCTTTTTTATGGAGGATATGGCAAGATTGGTATAGCGTTCTATCCTTCTTGGAGGCCACACCAATCCTTGTTAATGTTTCTCTTACTTTAAGAAAATCATCTTCCTGACCTAAAGTAATCTCAACTAAATCTTTTATATCAATCATGACTTTTTCACCTATTTTATTGTTTTTATATCATACTAAACAATTATTTATGGATGTACAGATTTCATGTTTGTTTTATTCCACCAACATCAATTGCATCTTTAATTTGTATTATCTGTTCATCAGACAAAATACTCAACGCATCTTTGGCTTTTTGGTTATTGTAACCAAAAAACTTTTTAACACAATCAATATTTTTATCGGATAATGATTTTTGCCACGGTTCAAATCGCCGTTTCATTGGCCGAATGGAATTCAAAAGATACTGGTATTGTAAGTCCTTGTCAATATTAGGTTTTATGTTCATCTCATTGACATAGAGAATACAATCCATGTGGTAAGATAAGGATCGATTGACTAGGAAAGGTGCATAATTACCAATATCAAAGTCATCGTCCTGTTTCTTTTTGTGTAAAATTAAATCTACATAATCGAACGGACTCATTTGAACTCACAATCCACCATGATTTCTGTAAGACAGGCCATCAGATTAATCTCATGGTCAGCTGCAAAGGCTGCCTGATATTGGTACTTGGCAAGAATAAGAACCATTTGAGGCACGGAGTTGGGTTTCAATACCTCATATAGTTTGTCATACATCGTTCTAAAGATACGAACTGGATCGTTATCCAAGTTGTTGGTGACCCATTTACGAGCACCAGCAAAGTCTTTGGCCTTTAATGAGTTAATTAACTCAGTAAGCATCACATCGGAAACTGACGCCAAAAGACCTTTATCAATTGTACCGCCTACACTATACCGCTGGAGCTCATTAAGAATACGGCGATTATCGGGAAAATACTTTGTAATGACTTCTGCAACCACAGGTTTATCATAGATTATTCCTTCTTGTTCCAGAATCCATTCAACACGCTTAAAGAATTGTGCAGCCATCTTTGGTTTAGAACCATTGATTTTGAAGTCAACAACGGTACACCTAGAATGAATAGGATCGATGATACGATTCTTAAAATTACAAGTGAATATGAAAGAACAATTGCCAGAGAATTCTTCGATAGAAGCTCTCAGAATAGCCTGTGCATTTACGGTTAGATAATCTGCCTCATCAAGTATGATAACTTTTCTGCCACCCAAGAGTGACATAGAAGAAGCATAACTCTTGATTTTGACACGAATGGTATCAACACCATTCTCATCAGAACCATTGATGACTAGGTAATCACAACCAACCTCTTCACAAAGAGCTTTGGCAATTGTAGTCTTACCGACACCTGCTGATCCGGAGAGCAGCAGGTTTGGTATTTCTTTTCTGTTTACATATTCCTGAAAAGTCTTTTTGATTCCATCAGGTAAAATACAATCTTCGACTTTAGCTGGTCGATACTTCTCCACCCACAAAATATGTTGGTCCATTCAAATACTCCATAATATAAAAAATCAAATTAAGCAAACTTAGAGTGTTTAGCTTCAATGGCAATCCAATATTGAATTGGTTGCTTAGTATTTTTGAATGATGCCATGCCTTTGGATGATACTTCAATTTCATATGTACCAGGAACCATTTTAAGATTCTCTGTTAAGAATGTTGCTGAGTATACAGTTCCATTACCATCACCAACTTCAATAGAATTTGTATTCTCTGAATGTTGGCCATTTTGTTGAATAGAACATGTTGTTACATAAATCTTTTCACCATCAGATTCGACAATAACATGTTGTGATTGTAGAACAGAAGCACTCTTCAACAAATTGGAAAGATCTTCTTCTGTTAATGTGAGTGAGGCATCAACAGATGGTAACACCAATTCTTTATCTGGTGGTGTGATGATATTTTGTTTATCGGCTTTACGATACTTGGTTTTGCTTTTGCCACTTTTGAAGATGACATTCTTATCATCAAAATCAATATCAGAATCCTTGTGTAAGGAATATACTGATAAGAATTGATTCAAATCATACACACAAAAGTCTTGTGGAAACTCATCAGTCAATGTGGCTTTTGCCATGACTGTTTTGGTAGATGAGATTGTTTTAATCTCTTTACCGGCTTTGAACTCTAGATTCCCATTGATTCCAGAAAAGTTCTTTAATACACTTAATGTGTCGGTTGATAATTTCATAATGTAACTCCTTCAAGTAATTCACGTATTTTACTACTTCCAAACGATCTTGTCAAGCAGTATGTTAAATTGGTTTTTAATTCCTCTTTCGATCCCATATTATCAATAGTAAAATCGATATCGCCACCAACCCAGCGCCATTCAGATTCATGTATGCTTTCCTTTCTTAGAAATTGTTCGGCTTTAAAATCACCATGGTTTGCTCTTTCAGCAATATCATACCAATGAGGTTTAATTCCTCGTTGTATTTCAATAAGAATACCACCTTGTTTATGTACAAAGTTCATTTCATTTGGAAATCTTACATCTGTAATAACATAGTTTTTGTCCGTATCTTTCATTTTGTTTTCTAGGTTTAATACCCAAAAATTTTCATGGAAAATATCACGACCAACTTCTGTACCCATCAACTGTAATGCTAGTCTTGGTGTAAAGTCTTTGCCAAAATTCTTTGACCAAAACTTGTCTGGTTGTTCTCTCCATTTTCTTGATGCATCAGTATCGCCTTCTAATAAATCTCTAGGCCAATTGAACATCACAGCAGTAACATCTTTAACAGCACCAGCAAAGCTAAGTGATTCAAATCCTAAATCGGATAAGATATCACCTGCTGTGCCTTTACCTGAACCAATAAATCCAAGTACACCAACTAACATCACATTTCTCCAACGAAATTGGCAACAGCTGGCATATCTCCTTTAAAGTGATATGTGCCGATGTGGTCTGTTCTCATCCAAGGACACAAGAAGATTTTACCTTCAATCTTACGCCACATTTGACAGAACATATAATCTTCAGATAGATAACGCTCAGAGCCACCGCCTGTAATAGAGTCTTTAGAATCAATAACAGTATCAAAGAAAGCATGAATGTATCGTGAACCATCAAAGTTGGCTTGGCCAACGTGGTCTGGCTTGTAACGAATCATTGGGTATGCAGTTTCCATTTTAGCAAATACAGTACGATTCACCATCATGAAACCAGTTCCAATTTCCATCACCTCTAACGGTTCTGTAACTGTAAACTGTGCCGTACCTTTAACAGGATTGAACACATAATCACCAGTAACTTTTTCCAATGTTTGTGGATCAATATCTGGATTCTTTTCGATGGCTCTTTTAACAGATTTCCATTTGATGGCTTTCTTGGGATAAGGACCGCCAACAACATCTTTATCTAATGCTAGTAAAGCAATAACATCTCTTGGATCAAAATGAATATCTGAATCCAAAAACAACAGATGAGTACACTCTGAACGATGTAAGAATTCGTCCACAAGATAGTTACGAGCTCTTGTGATAAGAGATTCGTTGAAGAGGAATGAGAACTTGATGTTCACACCATATTGAATACAAATGGCTTGTAAGTCTAGACAGGCCTTTGCATAGAGACCGTGGTTCATACCACCGTACATTGGAGTAGCTACAAAGATACTTTTTGTTTGTAGGTCTTCTTTTTTGATTGAAATTTCCATCTAAACTCCATAATAAAAATAAAAAAAAGGAGTCACCTTTCGGTGAACTCCTCATATATCACGCCAAAGGATTAGGCATTGAAGTTGTAACCAGCACTCAATGCTGTACGAACCATAGCCTTAGTTGGTGAACCAAGACGATAAGAAGCAACTCTTGAACCATCACCACGGGACTTGGTGTTGGTATAAATTACATGACCTTCTTGACGAAGTTCATCAATACGAGCAGACACATTTTGGATTCCAAAACGAGCACGAGCTTGTGCTACTGTCAATGTGTTGTAACCAGTTTTCTTACTCAAGTACTTGAGGATTTTGGCTTTTGCGGATAATGTTGTCATAAAGACTCCTAATAATAAAGTTTCAAAAAATCTCACATATCTTTATGAGATGTGTGTATTATACTATTATATAGTACACTTGTCAAGCAATTCTGTGGTATATTTGATATTATACAACAGGATTACCAAGTACATCCACAACTCCATATTCCATTGGCTTACCTCCGTTAAATGGATTTGGTGTGATGTTCTGTGCTAAAAATCCTTTAAAACGTAATGGATAGTTTTGTAAGATTTCTTCTAATGTGATTTTTATACCACATTTTCTGAGGATTTCTTGTATGGATTTACAGTCATCTAATACAAAATTATTCCAAGTATCTAGAAACTTTTGACGTTGTTTGTAGATTCCTGGAGCTTGTTTTGCATCCTTTTGGATCCAAGCATAAATTTCAACAATTTGACCATCATATTCCATAGACAATTTTTTTGCATCATATAAAGTTGTTTTTGGTGTATTAATACCCGTAATATATCCTAAACGACCATTAGTTTGTGTATATCTCTTATCTCCCATACATGGAATTCCATGATTCTCAGCAAATTCTTCAGTTGAATACTGTCCACCTGATGTGTGATATCCTAGTATTGTTTCACCAGAACGAATTACACGTTTTCTAAATTGTTTGAAAATTTCTTTCTTGATTTTTTCTGTCTTGTCTGCTGCTAAAACAGAAATTAAATCAATAACAGAATTATCATCATTGTTTATATATTGTTTATCAACAGCTTCTTTAACTTGCTTAATGATATCATCTTTAGTGTTAACTAAAGCAGGAGTTCGATGTTGATTTGTTACAGATTTATGTTTTAATTCATCTAATGGAGAATCAAATTCTAAAACATCATACATCATTGCATCAATGTCTAATTGTTCACAAGCCGCATCTCTATGGTAACCACTTAAACCAATGAAATAACCTGCTCTATCAGGATCTTCTTTTATTGTAGGAGTTGATTGTGTATGAATATATCCATTAACTATTAATGAATCTTTAAGTGGTGGAAGTTCAGACCAAATAATGTGGTCTTCTCTTGGATTACCTAGTGTTGTGTAGGTAACATTTTTACGTTTCATCACAATACGTTTTTTAAAACGAACACCTTTTGGATAATTTGGTGGACATAATTCTTTTGATTTTTCAATATCAAATACTAACTTCATAATAGTTCCTTTCAAAATTCTTTTGGAAACGTTCCAAAATTATTTTAAGGTTAAAAAAAACATAATGCAACGTGCATTATGCCACTTTACCTACCAACTTGTGGTAGATATTTTGCCTTGGTTTCTTCCCAAGACAAATATATCAAGTCATCATAGAACAAAGATTCCGTGGATACTTTGTTCTTCTTCTTTAACATTGATATACGACCTTTGGCAAACTTGGTTTTCCAGATGTTTGTCAAAGATTCTTCGCTCGTGTCAAAGGATTTAACCAGTTGGTCATCTCCTATTTCTTTTCTTAAATATTCACAAGTGTTGTTATATAAAGGAGAGAAATAAATTCCACGAGCATGTTCACAACGGATTAAGTTCTTAGGTATTTTTAATTTACCATAGGCAAAATGAAGTGAACGGTTTTTGTGGTCTCTTTTAAAAGGCAGACCAGTTTCCTTCTTGGCTTCCCACCACTCAAAATATTTGCGTGTGTGGTTTTCTTTAATCCAATCAAAGACCATTCTCATGGTTTCTTTAGACGGATCAAATGCTACAGATCCTGATGTGAAACCCATAGGATTCCAATAATCAAGACCATCATACTGAGAAAGACCACCTGCTTTGGTGTTGCCATATAAAGAAGTCGTAGTAACACCAACAAGCGTGTCTCCATATTTTTCTTTCCAATCTCTTTGTACTGTATCAGATAAGCATAATAGAGCCAATAACTTACCACCCATGTAATTAAAACCTAGTGGTTGTAAAGGAACGATAGTTGAACCGATTGCCGTATGGTTAATCATGTTGCCTTGTGTCTTAACTGTCTTAGGCCAACCAATGTGATTGTCTCTTGGAGTAAGATCCAAGAAGTCGGATGATATACAAACGACACCCATATACTTTCCAGTTACTTTATCCATCACGGTATAATATAGATTACGACCAATGTTAGAGTTGTTCTTCATTGTGGATGAGAATGTTCTAAGAGTATTCCACTTATCAGCCAAAGGACCATTAGATAGAATCATTGTAGGTTGCAGATTGGCGTAATCATCAGGACTTTCTGGAACCCAGATTTTGTCTTTGATATCTTGAATATCTTTTTTGGTTGTTTGATTAATCAACTGAACATCATCACCAAACAATGTGGTGATGGATCTTGTAGGATACTTTTCATGTACTTCATTCCATTTTTGATATAAAGTATACTCACGGACATCCATCTGTGATGCATAGGTTAAATCTCTGACGAGTGTTTCTCTCAACTCATCAGTATCAATATGTTTATGCCTGTCATGTTCAAGGGACCATCTGGTCCATTGTTCATCAATCGATTCTATTTGCTTGGCCAATTTTTTTCACCATTTTCATAAGTTTGTTACGTTTCTTCATAGCCATTTGCAATGCAAGTGGTTTCGCTTTCGTAGTATACACTATTCCGTTCAAATGGTCAAGCTCATGTAGGATACAACGAGCAGTCATACCAATAAAATGTTCGGTATGTTTCTCACCATTAAAGTCCTGATACTCAATAACAACCTCGGCAGATCTTGTTATGTGTATACCTAATAAAGGAAATGAGAGGCAGGCTTCTGCCATGTGAACTTCACCTTTGATTTCCACAATTTTTGGATTAAAGAATGCTACATAGTTATCGGCAGTACCAACAACAAACACACGGTGTCTGAAACCACATTGATTGGCTGATAATCCATAACCATTTAATTCTTTACATGTATCTACCAATGTAGAAGCAAACTCATTTGCATTTACTGGAGGATTATCAAAGTTAAACTCAGGTAAAACTTCTCTAAGAATTGGATCAGTTTCTGGTACCAAGGCAAAGGTTTTTACCTTAGTTGCAGTCATCTTCTTGGCATCATTAACAGACACTTCCGTATCAAATGTAATCATATCACTCATTTTGCAATCCTACTAAAATTATTCTTTTTCTCAAACCGAATTACGGACCTAAACTTGTCAAATAGTTGGTCTGATTTATGGCTGATAACAAATACATTGGTATCTTGTGATAGTTCACTCAACAGTCCTATCAACAATTCTACCGAGGCACCATCTAAACTACTATCAAATATCTCATCCAATATTAACAAATTAGTATTCGTAGAGTTTTTCAATTTAGCAATTTGGCGCCAAGTAAATAGTAATGCCAAATCTATTTTTTGTTTTTCTCCTTCGGAGAAATTAGCATAAGAAAACTCATCACGATGCCTACTCTTAATTGTTTCTTCAAAGTTTTCATTGATATTAAAGTTCACAAAGAAGTCCATGGCCGTCAAATACTTATTAATCAACTTGTTCATGATTGGTAAGTATTGTTTAATGATTTTGGTTTTTATACCAGTATCTTTCAATAGTGTGGCAGCAAACTCAAAATACATTTTCTCATTTGTCAATTGTTCATAGGTTGTATTCAGTTCAACCAATTCAGCTTTCAACTCAGTTAGTTTCTTATTGTCTTCTTCCAAGTTTACTTTTTTATTTGACAACTCGGTTATCTCACGGTTCAATTTATCAATGTACTTCCGAATAGATGTAATTGTAGAATTGTTTCCCACTATCTGTGAATTATGTTTGGTAACATTGTCTATAACGGTTGCAATCTCGGCCATTTGTTGGCTGATGTTTGCAATTTCATTCTTAATTTCCGTAAGACCCGTTTTTTGTTGAACGAGTTTTTCTTTTCGTTCAGTAATTTGTGATTGCTTGAATTCTTCTTCAAGTGGATGCCTACAGGTTGGACAGTCATCATTTGATTCATAGAAGGTCACATCTTTCTCATTCTTTTTAATATTGTTTTCAACCTTGGTTTCAAGTTGAAGTAACTTTTTGGATTTATTTTCCAGAGAAGTCTTTTCATTACCTATCTTTTTAGATAGAATATCTATGTGTTTCTGTATCAATGTATTGTCCGCAGCAAGTTGATCCAACTGTTCTTGGTTGGTCACAATCTCATCACGTTTACGTTGTACTTCTTCTTCGTTGGCCTGTTTGTGGTCTTCGATGTTTTGTTTTTGGAGAGTTATTTTCTCTTGAGCCAGATTGACATCATACTTGAGTTTTGTTATCGTATCTTTAAATTCTGCCATCTTATCTTTGACAACACCATTCATTGAAGAGAAGATTTGTATGTCTAACAAATCCTCAATGATGGCTCTACGGTCAGCAGGAGATAACTGCATGAACGGAACAAAAGAAGCTGAACCGAGGATGACTACTTGCGTAAAGGACTTGTAGTTTAGTTTGAGAATAAACTTCTCTAAATGTTCCTGATAGTCTTTAGCTTTCGCATCCTGGTTCACCAAACTGCCATTACAATATATTTCAAACGTG